CTTCTGCTATCATTCCTAATGGACCTGAATCTTTTGTTCCTTTTGCAAATGATGCAGAACTTATTGTCGCTATTTGAATAGCTCCTGATACTGCAATCAATGCTGCAATAACCAATCCTAATATACCTCCGGGATTATAAAGAGCAGTCGTTATTCCTAACGCTGTATTTATAGTGGCTTCAACTATTGCTCTATTCTTACGTTTCTTTGCGGCATCCTTTTCGATTTTTTCTATCTCCGCTTCTGATGCACCTCTTGATTTAGCTTTTTCAATATCGGAATTAAGTTGAGCATTTAATTGTGCATCTAATAAACCAAAAATCTGAGAGCTCAAGCCCTGTGCTTCATTTGCGGCAAATGTTACCCATTCACTAGTGCTTATTATTTTTTTCTTGTTGCCATCCTCAACAGCATCAACAACCTTGTATATACCTTCTATCTCAACATCTACAAGAGCTTCATTTTGTTCCATTTCACGCTCTAACTTCTCATCAAATGCTTCTATCTCTGCTTCTGATTCTGCTTCGTATTGTTCGGCTTGCTTTTCGAGCAATGCTTCATTCTTTGCATCTTGTTGTGATAATTGTGCATCTATTAATTTTTGACTATCATTAATTGCTTTTTGTATTGCTATTGCTCTTAATTGCTCATTTTCTCCTGCTGCTTGTAATTCTAGGTTTTTAGTTATATTAATAAGTTCTTGCCTTAATGCTTGAACTTCAACACTACCTTCTTTCTCCTTTGCTATCTTACCATCTATTATTACTTTCTGTAACTCCAATTCATTAGCAACATATTCTCTAGACATTGCTAAATCATTAGCCAGCTGTTCGCTTCTAAATCCCTGTGCTTCTTCTCTTGCGTCTGCAATCTCAAACTCTACTTGTTTAATATGCTGCTGAAGTTCAAGATCGCCCTCATTAAGCACCAATAATGCCTGTAAATTACCTAATATTTTTTCTTGAAAAGCAATCGTTTCTGCTTCTCTTTCGTTAATTACCTTACCGAGTTCATCATTAGCAGCTTTTCTTTCTTCAAGTGAATTTCGTTCTTCATCTCTTATTTGTCTTAGCTGCTCGGTTCTGTCTAATTGTGCTTTCTTTTGCCTTTCTTGATCCGCTTCTAATATTCAAAGTTGTCTTATAGTTGATAATATCGCTACCTGAACATCTGACTCTATTGTACTTGCAAGTCCTAAAAATTGTACTTGTAAGTGTCTAACTACACCATCAAAAATACCTGTCTCACCTGCCGAATCAGCAATTGAATTACCTAATTTTTTTGTAATTGAATGAAGCCTATCTCCTGCTCTTGCCATATCCTCTGCACCCCTAGCAGACGACATATAAGCTTTACCTAGCCCGACTACTACGGCAGATACAGCTCCCAATATACCTACACCTGATTTTAAACCAGAACTTATTTTATTTAATGACAAACCAAAAACCTCTTGCTCTTGTAAAGCTTCTGTTATTGATTCTTTATATTTACCAACTCCTATTTTTTGCTTACCTAGTTTAGACGCGTTCTTTTCAATTAAACTATTATTTTTATCAATACGGTTATTTATAATAGCTACTTGTTTAGCTCCGTTTGCTGTTGTAGTATCTAATTCCTTACGTGCTTTCCTTAGTCTTTTATTCTGAATTTCTGCTTCCTTTTCTGTTTTAATCTCTTTCGTTAACTCCCGACTAAGTTTTACAGTACCTTTTGTTTGATCTTTTTGAGCCTTAATTGTTTCACGTATTGCTTTACGTTTTTCTTGTAGTGCTATCTTAGCTCTTTCTTCATCTTCATTGATATCTCTTATCTTTTGCTGAAGCTTCTCTATAGTAGTTAATGTTTTTTTATTTTCTTTTTGGCTTTCTTCGTTAACTTTATTGTACTCTTTTTGAGTGTCAACAACTTGCTGAATATTTTTAGGATCAAAATTCTTGTTTAAATCAATAGATGCTTTTGTTAGATCAGTCATCAATGTAACAGATATAGCCAACTCTTTATTTAGTTCTGCTATATCCTTAGATAATTTAGGATCAATTACGTCCTTTGATTCTATCCTGTCTTTTGCCATTGCGTTTAATATTCTGCTTTATTGCTATATATTGTCGAACGGTTGTTTTAGTTATATCAATCGCCCTCCCTTTTATATCTTCTATCTCATCAATTATCTTATAAAAATCTGTTTTCTTATTTGGTTGATCTTCACTTATATCTTTTCTTTTTAATTTTATTTTGTTGGTTAATGTTTTTAGTCGCTTCTCAATCCATTTAGTACTCTTATTTTCTAATCCAGCATGCTTTAACATTGCATTTGCATTAGTTCCTTTAATATCCGCCCTAATGAGGTTGTAAATATTCCATAACATTAAGTATTCAAGTTCCATTTTATGAACTCCTTTAGCCTTTGTAAACTGTATAATAGCTCCGTTGCTATCTTCTGCTTCTGAATACTCACCTTGTATATCTTCCCAAATCTTATTAAGAACGTCCATGTCTACCTCACTGGGTAGTAACTCGTAATCTTCTAACTTTATTAAGAACCTTTTATCGTCTGTTTCAATGACCTTAAAAAAATTAAATATCGGTAAATAATCTATTGACTTATAATAATTATATCTGTAAGTGGCTCCGTATCTTTTGTGTATATTCTTTAAGGAAAACTTCATTTATAAATATCTTATGTCGTTTTGGTTCAAGCCCGAATATATCATCATATTTTGGAACTACATATTTTTTAGCGTAACCTAAATCTGTTTTAAATATATAATCAGTCTTTTTCTTTACCAACTTTATTGAGGCATGAAAGTCTCCCGAAACTTTTAAATCAGGAGTACCTCCTAGCCTCTTTTTATTCTTAGTTTTCTGAGCGTATCTCTTGCTTTTATACTTAGGCTTTATATTTTCTCCCGTTGATGTCTTCCCCTCCAACATCTGTGCTCTGTTCTGCTCTAGTATCTCCTCCGTCTGGTTTGACATTGTCGCTACGTAAATCAGATCCAGTTTTAGACTTTGGACTCTTTTTTGCATTTCCAAAATACTCGCCATAACATTCTTTTATTTTTGCGTTACGCTCTTTCTCTGGCAATTGGATAAATATAGGTAACTCAAGACAATGCTTTTTAAATCCATTATAATCCAATTTGCTAACAACATTCTTATTGAATGTATGTTTTTTGCCCCTTATTGTTATCATATAGTTACTGTTTGTACTCCTGTTGATTCGTAACCGTCAATTGATAAATCAGCAGATGCAGCTAAGTTAATAGTTCCCGTTACTAATCCTGTACCAGCAAGATCATAAGTACCATCGTTATTATCTGTCACTCCTGTAATGGTTTGGGCAGTTGTTAAAATCCAATCAGCAACCTCATCAAATCCAGAAATTAACACACCTTTCAAGTATGCTGTAGCTGTAACATTGATATTAGTTGATGTAGCTGTATTAACTGTTAACTCTATATCTGTAAGACCGTCCAAGTCTCTAGGGTCCCATGGTGTTGAAGACAATTCCCTTGGTCGTACTACAACTGGCTCATCAGTCCATTCAGAAGGTTCACGCTCTTTGTAAGAAACAGGAACCAATCTTTTAACATCACCTATTGTCTGATTCATTTTTTCAACATTAAACATTGTAAGTTCAAAGCCTTTGAATACGGTGTCGTCTGGTGAAGTACCAAGTATATTACCATTAGCATCAATCTTAAATACTCTCCATTCTTTATTCTTAAATGAAGCCATTTTTTTCATATCCGAAACACTAAGATGCATTTTATCTCTTGATGCATACCTTCCGGGTCGTACCTCTATAGAATCACCACCGGGGAAATCTTGATTAACTGATTCCTCTGATGTATCTTCATTCTCATAAATATAAGGTAACATAAAACATCTATCTGCCAGTTGCTCAAATGCATCCTGCCAGTTACTTTCTGTTTCTGCATCCGTTTGTGTTGCAAATTGAAAGCTCTTTGGTGTTAATACTAGTTTCAGGGTCCTCGCCAAGTCTTCTTTAGGAGCGTATTTCTGTCCTACGTTGCTTGCGTTTGCTGTTGCGTTTAGTGCATTATATGCCATATTAATCTATTTTTAATTGTCCTATTAATTTATTTTTTATTCTAAATACGAAATAAGGATTCATAGTTTCTTTTATTTTTTCAGTATATGTAAAACCTGCCAATGCTTCGAAGTCTATCAATATTGATGTTTTTTCAAATTGAGTAAGTCTCATCACCTTGTCAACATTATTTATTATATCTTCATTAGCATAAGCAGGGAACTTATTCATATTAACACATACTACTAAATCTATCACTGCTTCAAATCCTCCTGATATTGTTTTTCTTGGTCCTGACTCAATGAAAAATGACGTTAAATCATAGTTATCATTGAATAGAACATCTTCATAATCACCATTAGATTTTCTAATATATGGTAATCCAGTTCTTAAATTTACATTGGCAATATCAGAAAATTTCATATTTTTATTTTCATCTTTAAACAATAGATTAGTAAACCTAGTATTAAGATCATTGGTATAATATGGAAGCCCTGTTATTGTCATTGTAATGTTTCTGTTTGTATCACATCAGGTTTAACCAGTGTTTTCTTTACTTCTTCAATCGCTTTTAATAGCTTTGCTTGAACACCAATAACAATAGGTAACTCATCATTCACAAAACCGCCTTGTAATTCAATTAAAAGATTACCTTTCTGTAGTCGTTCAATACCGTTGGTACGCGTACTTGCATACATCATTCCAATAATATCGGCTGCAAATTGATAGCCTATAACATCCTTAAATTTGTTTTTATCATTGACTGCTAATGAAGTCCAATCTCTATAACTGGAACAATCAAAGTTTAACCCAAAAGTTTCAGATACATATTCAATATCATTGATGTCGAATAATGTTTCAGCGTTCCATCCACTGACCTTAATAGGTTGTATAGACATCATGCTAAATGAGTTCTGCAAGTTAGCTAATTCGTAATTCCTATTATATGCTTGTGGTGTTATGGCATCGGTTAAATAACCAATGTAAAACTTACCTCCTGCTACAGAATTAGCATACATTAAATCCCAATCTACAACAGTCTGAACATTTGTTGAATTGATTGTTATCGTTTCTGTTTGTAATGTAGCATCTAGCCCATCATTAAATAATAATATCTTAACATCTCCCGAACCTGAAAATTCAGTAATGATTTTGTTTATTACACCTTTGATATCTTTTTGTTTACAAACTTCAATCTCATAACCTACAAAGTCAGTTCCATTTGCAATCAAGTCAGATGATACTTTTCTAATACTATTGTCAAACAATAATCTATTTTCAATCAAATCAGATTCATTAAAACACTGATTCAAACCACGGCTTATACTATCTTTAATTTTATCTGTTAACCATAGATTAAAATCAGCATCAGATATATCTGCATAAGGCTGTGTCTCTTTTATATTCTCAACTTGTACATAACTCGAAAACTGGTCAAAATACATTCCTGAGCTGCTCGCTATATTCGGAGCTGTCAAAATTGAATACTCGGGACTGTAAGGCTGTCTTAGCCCTACAACTCCGAATAATTCTGTCCTTATTTCGTCAATATTAAGCATCTATTTATATATATACTTAATAGCTATATCAGTAGTGTCTCCAGTTGTTCCTACTCCGGCAATCCTATAATACTTGTACGGAGTTCCATTTACAACCCACGATGCAATTAAACCATCAGTAATTGTCACTTGATTCATATCCGTGCCTGTTAATGATGCCTTTGGACTTGCCGTTACTACATTACCATCTGCCGCTCCGTTAATAAAACTATATGATGTACCATCTAAAGAACCATATAATGTCAACGTCCCATCTGATGTACCTCCATAATTATCAGTACATACGCATATTATAGCTAATGATTTATAACTACCAGTAAAAGTGCCAATGGCAAAATTTACTGTTTCAGCTCCTATAATAGTATCTGATGGGATAGTCCCAACATTTCCACGACCTTGACCGTATGCCATTACTCCCAATAGCAATACGGAAACTAAAATAAATATCTTTTTCATATTTTTTATGTTAAAAGTCCAACTTTAAATACTGGATTCGCATTTGATGTACTTTCAGGTGCATAAACCGGAGCTAAGTCAATAGACAGTTCAACTTGAACAGTCACATCTTGAACTTCACCCGCTGCACTTGATGTATCAGAACCAGCAGCATATTCATGAACTGCAAAAGTTAACCCTGAACCTAAAGGATCTAACATTGTAGAATAACGACCACCATTAGAGAAAGTATCTCCAAAACCTTGACGGTTAAGAGTTGGAATCCAAGGTAAAACACCTATAGTCCCCTCTGCTAAAATATAACTCATATAGTCATATCCTGTCTCATTTGCAAATGCTGTTGATGTTGCTGCATTTATTCCAGGTATCTGCCATCCTAAATTAGTCTGATTACCTTGTCCTTGTTGTGCTATTTGTGCTAATCTAATAGATGCACCAATGTTATTAAGAACATCAAAATTACCTGTATAATACTGTTCATTCATGAAAGCCTGAATACGTTGGAAATAGAAATCATCTTCTCCATTTGCAACTCCAAACCAATAGTTTGATGCGTCCCATGTACCTGCTTGCGGTGTTAATGATATCACTGCCTGTGATCTATTAGTATCTAATGAACTAACTAAAGCCGTTTCAATCGCTGCATTTAATGCTATCGCTGCACTTCTGATCTGTGCTGCAACTTCTTCACCTAAACTAAATACATTCCTATCAGCTTGCTTAATTGAATAAGTAAAATCCGCTGAATAGGTTGTATAACTTGCTGTAGCTGTTGAGCTATCATTTATTGATCCTGTGTGATCATGTGCTCTTGCGCTACCTGTCGAGATAGTTTGTTTATTAAGAGTCTTTAGTGTTACTCCTGTTGTATCACTTGGTTTTTGATTCCACATGCGCTCTCTTTCGGACGCTGGAATAAGAAAATTTGTGTTTTTCATGAAAATGCTTAAAGCTGCTGATGGCTTTGCCTTAAATTCTGGCATATTCATCATCTCATTTAGCTTGTATTGTGCTGCATTCCATACACTATCTGTGTAACTTGCCATTTTTTTATTGTTTTAAATTATTAAATTCGTCAACTAATTTTTTACCGTTCGCAGATAATGGATCAATTTTATTGTCTTCCATGTGTTTGAATACTTCATTAAGGTTTTTGAAGGTGCCAGAACTTCCGGTATCATCATCACCTCCACGACCATCACTTTGCAGCCACTTCTTATTAGTAGCGAGCTCAGTCAAATAATCTTTTGGACTTATAGGCTTTTCCATTTTATCCTTTAAAATGGTATCCCCTTTTTTTACTACCAAAATATTGTCATCATATTCAAATTTTGCTGTCGCTTTTGCTACAGTCATGAAATCATTTACATCAATCCCGTTTAATCCTTCGGGTATATGATTAGTTAAATCTCCGTTTATTCGATAATCTCTTAGTTTATTACTAAGGTCATCGTTCTCTTTTGTTTTTAAACCTAAATCGGTTTCATATTGTGTCTGAAGGTTTGTAAGTGATGTTGTTAATTCATTCACTTTTTTATCCGGTTCAATCTTTGCATCTGTTATGATTTGATTACGTATAGCATCCGCAATGACTTTTCTGTCTTTGCCCTCTACTTCTAATCCAAATTCTTTTTTAAAATCTTTAATGCCGTGATCATACCCAATCTTATTACCTTCTTTTTTACCATCGTTAAACCTGCTTTCTTTTAACGTGTCTAATTCAGTATCGCTTACAAAGCTACCATCAATAAATTCTAAAGATGTTTTTTCTTCAGACTCAATTGCTTTTTGCAGAACATCTGCACCCCCTTTGACGAACTTCGCCAACTCGTTTAAATTTTCAATCATTATTACTTAGCCTCTTTGATTTTAGTGATTAATACATCTGTCTTAATGTTTTTAGGAACATCCAGCCCGAGCTCCTTAGCTTCTTCTAATAGAGCGAGTCTATTTGGCTTATCTTCTGCTAATTCATATAGAAGATTAGTAGATTTAGAATAACTGTTATTAACATTAGCTGTTTGCTCATTAATTCTTACAGTTCCCCTTTTCGTTAAAGTCTTATCTATAATCTTACCATTATTGTAGACTACCTTAAATTCATTATACGTTTGTGACATCTTGTTTTGTTTTTAAATATGTTTCATACTCTTTTTGTAATATATTTACCTCTTTAGTTAGCAAATCAAATGTACTTATAGTTTTAAACCATTCATTAAAATATATCTTTGCTTTCTTATCATTATCTACTACTGGTAATTTAACTAATTCTTCATCAGTCTTATGTATAAACGGTTCCAGCTTGATGCTTTTCTGCATTACCGTCAAGTTTTCTATATCGTTATTATATTCTGATTGATAGAATTGCAATAATAAATAATCTAATGCTACTTTGCTTACTCCTTCTTTTCGTGCAGCTTCATATTTCTTCCATATGACATCAGGTGATTCAATCAAGTATCTACGACCATAACTTATACTTGAACCCGAATAAACTTTAAGATAGAATGTACCTATGAAGTCAGTCATCTTTTTTTCCATATCCTCAAAAGCATCAGAAAATCCATTAAGACGTTCATTAACTGGTTGTACATTTAGAAATGCTGCTGTTGCTGTTTCATTTCCTGCATCCTTCACCATCTTTGAGCCCCAAATAGTAAGCTCCATTAATGCCTGAATATTTTCCTGTTCTATTCTCATCTCCCTCCATGCCTCAATAGAAGGTGTTACATATCCGGCTAAACCCGGAGTCAATACTGGCTCACCTGCTCCCGGTCTTTCAATTTGGATAACATCAGTAATATCTTTATCTAAGTTTTTGCCAGTTCCTGAACAGGTAGTACATTGTTTGCCATCTATAAATCCAGTACCCTTACACACCTTACAGTCGGTTGCATATCGCCAAAATATAGGGTATCCATGCAAGAACTCATTTATATTTTTAATCGTACCCGTTCTCAGATAATGGTCGGCTAAACTTACTATTAATTCGAAAGGACTTTCGTTATGAGTTAAATCTGGGTTAATAATATCAGAGTTAATAATAGCTGGTACTTCTTTAAATGGGTTGTTATATGTTTGTTTTAATAATATAGTAAATTGATCATCTTTTACGCTTATAGTGTAATCGAATTTATCATCTACAAATCTGTATGTATTTGTTTTGGTTTTAGTATCTTCAACAGGATTAAACAATACCCATTCTACAGTACGTCCATCACTCTCGTAGTTTTGTATAGCCTTAATTGATTTTATTGTCGGATATGTTGATGTTGAATCCCATTCAAAAAATACTAATCCAGAAGGATCAGTATAATATTTATTTGCTTGAATATCTTTAATCCAATTACGAACAGTTTTTCCATGCCTTATGTTACTTAGTCTAACTGTAAGTTTCTTCTCTTTAGATTCTGTATTGAGGTTGTATAAATTTCCACCCCCTTTAGCATTAAAAACTTTATCCACAGGTCTGCTTATATTTGCAAATACATGTCTATTTGTGGTTAAAAACTTTTGTCTTAATGCTAATTGTTTTGGATTTTCTATATTATCTATTGCCTTTAGATACGCTGCAGTGTGCTTCCCGTTGATATGAACATTAAGCCTCTTATGTTCTTTTATTGCTTCTACAACCCAGTCCGGCTGCCCTATTTTTATTATATCTACTATCTCATCAAACGTCTTTATAGCCATATCGAAAGTATATGTTTACAAAGATAAACTAAAAGTTTTAAATTGTAACTATAAACATTAAAAAAGTTACAGATTGTAAGTAATTTAATACATTCCGGCTTTTTTCTTTAAAGGGTATTCATAATAGATAAAATACCCGCCTGCATCTGTCACATGATCGAAACCACTTGATTTATTTGGCTGTCCGTTCTTATCATATGCCATACGCTCTAATCCTTCGGTATATTCTAAACATTTAATTGTATTAACCTTATATCCAACTTCCTTTTGACCATTAAGGAACATTCTATTCATGTTCTTTATTCTATCATCTACCGGTGGGTTTGAATCGTGAGCCTTAACAATAAATCCTGATTGTTTAATTATACCTATATCAGTCAATGCTGCATTAGTTTTTCTGCTACGACCACTTGCGTCAGGATAAACTACAATTCTATTTTTAGGGTATTTATCATGTAATACATTACACATTTCTGAAGTATCATATATTTTTGTGAGTTCATCAACTGCGATTGGTATATCATCCACGACATGAATAATTGCTGACATATTACCTATGTTAAAGTCCATACCTATGTATAAGGTCTCGTTATCTTTTATTGTTCTATCTGAATGATTAAGATTTCTATCAAATTTATAATAAATAGATCCTGATGTTAAGTTAACAAACTCACCGTTTAGATATGCCTTTAATTGATCTTCTGTATATTGTTCTCTTAATCCTTGTATATATCCATCTGCCAAATTAATTTTGTTATCTAATGTTGATAATCTTAATAGTACTTTGTTTTCGTTTACATTCTTTTCAAAGAACTTATACATATATGCAAATCCTTCTGGAGTACTAACAAAGTCAATTTGGTTTGGTGTGTCTTTTTTATATGAGTTCCGGCTTGATATTCTTTTCATAGCCCTATCTCTTTTGTTTGGATGGACCAGATCTACTTCATCAACAATAGAATAACCAACGGAATAAGAAACTATACTATCAGGGTCATCCATTGAACGCATCCATATTTCACCATAAGGAGTTATTATTTTAGCTTTGTGTTGATTGACTTTATAAGATATATTAATTAATTCAAATAGCTCTTTAATCTTAGGAATTAACATATCATCAAACAATCTAAATATAGGCAAATAATATGCTATCGGAACACCCGGATATTGTAATAAGTGTGTTATTGCTTTTATAACTGCTACTGTAGATTTACCAGACTGGTAACCTCCAACTATTCCAGTGTGTAGGTGTTTTGATTTGATGAACCGTTTTTGATTATCATGTAACTTCGAAAGGTTTAACTTATTGTCTTTGTCAACATATATCATTCGTCAAATGTAATGCCGTTTAACTTGGTTATATCATGTGAGAGTTTTTCAGCTTCATTATAGCCCATCATTTTATTGATAGAGTCTATTGCGTGAATCTTAGAATATAATTTTATCTTTACCTGTTCTATATTACTGCCGCCCTGAGATACTATTACTTTTGATTCAATACTTTCTATACATGCTTTTTGATCTTCTGTTAAATCTTCAAACTCTTTTCGCGTTATACTAGAATAAGCTATTTTAATTAATTCATTTATCTGTTTTGTCTTTGAAATGCCGCATAACATTTCATAATCATTCTTTATAAAATCTATGTACTGCTTGATATGAGGTTTTGTAAGGTTTTCGTGTGCTATTACAGCGCATGTTTTTTCACTATATCCAGCCTCTCTTGCTGCTCTCGATCCGTTCCAATCTACAACATACTCATGACAAAAGTTTTTTTCTTTTTCTGTCAATTTCTTTTTAAGCTCTTTTAGAGTATATTCTTTTTCTTCTGACATTAGTTTTATCTAAACGTTTTTTAATGTTCTTTATTTCATCTACAAATATTAACATAGCCTCAATCATATCGTGATGCTGTACCGCCCCTGAATTTAACGCCCTATTTAAATCAAGTTCTAGTTTTATAAATGGGCTTTCTGTTTCTTCTTTCTTATATGCCATTACGAACTTCTATTTCCTTTACAAATCGCGTTACTTTTTCTTCTTCTGCGCATTTAGGTTGTGCTACATATTCTGCTAATTCTTTTTCGAAATAACATCCTAATATATTTAATTTGTCATCTAATAATATATAAACATAAAACTTAATTTCTTTAAAAGGCATTAACCTATTTCTTGTAAGAGATATATTCTTGTTTAATCTATTTATTTCTCTCTCTAATCTCATCAGGTCACGTTCTGTATTCTTACCAAATACATCACCTTTAGTTATTGGAGTTTGTTTCTTTGTCTTAGCTAATGCAAAATATGATACAATGCATATTGCTACAAACATAACTATATTAAATATCAATCCTATTAAATCCCAGTCCATTTTTCAACTATTTAATTACTAATTATTTAACGTTTTTTTAGTCTCATTGTTACAGTACGAAAACAAAACTATTCAATGAGTTTTAATTGTCTAGCCCAAATATTATATATTACCACTCCTAAACATGCAATAAGAAACGATATACCTGTTATAGCAAACATTAAATCTGATTCGGTTATTATTGTAATGACAATTCCAACACCACTTATAACTAAACTAATTATTGCTATCAACCCTACTGTAAAATGCAAATTATATATAAATCTCATATCACTATACTTTTACGTGCTGTATCAATTAATATTTTTAACGCTTTTAAA